CCCCACCCCCTGGATCGGCCGCCTCGCTCGCACCCCCCTACACCCCATAATTTGCACAAACGATTTATAATTTTTCAAATATAGAAACACCCCCCTTGTCTTTTAGGTTCCATACGCTTACATTACGAACCTATGCCAACATATATGTTAGACATAGAACCCAATATCCCTCTGCCCGCCAACGCAGCAGAAGCCTTACCCCCCATGACTCCAAAAGAAGAATTGGAAGTCAGGGCGAGAACTATAAAACTTATATCAGATCTCCAAGGCAAACCCATACACCCCACCGAGCAAGATAAAGATCAAGCTCGCGTATTAGCTAAGAAAATGGTTGAAGATCCCAGAGGACATATTCAATTTAGTAATTACAAGAATGAAACCCTTGCATATTTAGCTGGAATGGTGTCTCAATACGATCAAATGATCGTTAAGGATCTAGCTGATCTAAAGGTATTTGTAGTTAATAAGCTTGTTGAACAAACAGAATCAGGAAGTGCCAAGGATGTTATTGCGGCATTGAAAGCATTAGGCGAAGTTGATGGCGTAGATGCCTTCAAGCGCCGATCAGAATTAACGGTGCAGATCAAACCCATCGATCAGGTGGAGAAAGATCTGTTGGCTAAGCTGGAAAAACTTGAGCGACTCACCAAATACGCCGATGCTCAAGACATAATTGATGTCGAATCAACTCAAACTAACACCTCAGAAGATAGCGGCCCTTAGAAAACTATTACCCCATGCATCTCCAGACGAAAAACGGGAGATTTTGCGGGATTTAGAGTTCTGGGAGTCCAAGCAAGCCCAATCGCTAGGGCAAAAGAGGCTATTAGCCTTCGCAGACCACGTATACCCAGGCTATAAAGTAGGCCCACACCACAAAAGACTGGCTAAAATCTTTGAAGATATAGCCAACGGGGTCAAAAAGCGGGTAGTTGTGAACATTGCACCCCGCCACGGCAAGTCAGAACTCATTTCTTACCTAGCTCCAGCTTGGTTTTTGGGTAAATTCCCTCATAAAAAGATCATTATGGCTTCCCACACGGCTGATTTAGCCGTAAATTTCGGTAGAAGAGTCCGAAATTTGGTGGCAAGTGACCCATATAAACAAATTTTCCCGCAGATTGAGTTACAACAAGACTCAAAATCAGCTTCTAGATGGGGTACTAACTTTAATGGCGAATATTTTGCTATTGGTGTTGGGGGTGCTCTTGCTGGTAGGGGGGCTGACCTTTTTATTATTGACGATCCTCATTCCGAGCAAGAGGCTAAACAAGGAAGAGCAGACGTTTTTCTTCCCGCTTGGGAGTGGTTTCAGTCTGGTCCTATTCAGCGTCTTATGCCTGGGGGCGCTATTATTATTGTGATGACTAGATGGTCGAAACTTGATCTAACCGGTCAGGTTATTAACCACATGTCTAAGAATGATGATGCAGAACAGTGGGAGATTGTTGAATTTCCCGCCATTTTGCCAAGCGGCAACACACTTTGGCCTGAATTTTGGTCTGTAGAAGAATTAAATGCCAAGAAAGCCTCACTTGACCCCCGGTACTGGCAAGCCCAGTATATGCAGGACCCAACGGCTGAAGAAGGTGCGTTAATTAAGCGTGAATGGTGGAAGATTTGGGAGAAAGACGACCCTCCCCAGTGCGAATACATCATTATGTCTCTGGATGCAGCGCAAGAAACTAATAATAGGGCTGACTATAACGCTTTGACTGTGTGGGGCGTGTTCTTAAACGAAGAAGTCAACAACTACAACATCATATTACTTAATGCTATTAAGAAGCGGATGGAGTACCCCGAGTTAAAGAAGATGGTGTTTGAAGAATACAAAGAATGGCAACCGGATACCTTTATTGTTGAGAAGAAGTCCAACGGGTCTGCGCTTTACCAAGAAATCCGACGTATGGGGGTGCCTGTACAGGAGTTCACGCCGAGCAAAGGACAGGATAAGATTGCTAGGGTCAATTCAGTAACCGATTTATTTTCATCTGGGATTGTCTGGGCGCCCGATAGACGTTGGGCTAAAGAAGTTATGGAAGAATGCAATGATTTCCCCAGCGGTTCAAACGATGACTTAGTTGACTCCACGACCCAGGCTTTGATGCGTTTTCGTAACGGTGGATTTATTAGACTACCGTCTGATGAGCCTGAAGAACCAGCGATGTTTAGGCGTAAAAACCAATACGCCTACTATTAAGGATAGATCATGGCTACAAGTAGCTTTTTCGATAAGTCGTTAACCCAAGCACCTTTGGGTATGCCCGGTAATTTTGAAGCCGGTCCTGAAATTGAGATCGAGATTGAAGACCCTGAGTCAGTAAAACTAGGACTTGGTGGGTTAGAAATTGTCATTGAGAAAGAAAAAGAAGAAGACGAGTTTAATGACAACCTAGCTGAAAAGATGGACCCCAAGGAGCTAGCCACACTTGCTAGTGACTTGTGTAGTGATTTTGAAGATGACATCTCATCCCGTAAAGACTGGATGCAGACCTACGTCGATGGGTTGGATCTGCTTGGGTTGAAAGTTGAAGATCGGACAGAACCTTGGCCGGGGGCTTGCGGTGTGTACCACCCCCTACTGACAGAAGCTGTGGTGAAGTTTCAGGCTGAGACCATCATGGAGACGTTTCCAGCGCAAGGCCCGGTGCGTACCAAGATTATTGGTGAAGAAACTAAAGAGAAGAAAGAGTCTGCCAGTCGTGTGCAGGCAGATATGAACCACCAGCTCACTGATGTGATGATTGAGTACAGACCCGAGCACGAGAAGATGCTGTGGGGGCTGGGGCTGGCGGGTAATGCGTTTAAGAAAATCTACTTTGACCCCGGACTTGGTAGACAGACGGCGATGTATGTCTCCGCTGATGATCTTGTAGTTCCATATGGGGCTGCGAATATTGAGACTGCCGAGCGTGTCACGCATGTTATGCGTAAGACTAAAAATGAGCTGGAGCGGTTAATGGAGAGTGGGTTCTACGTTGATGTAGAGCTTGAAGAACCTAGCGATTCGCTTGATGAAGTAGAGAAAAAGATTGCAGAGAAGATGGGGTTCAGAGCTACTACTGACTCTCGTTACAAACTACTAGAAATGCACGTCAATTTGGATCTTCCAGAGTTTCCTGACAAGGACGAAGACGGTAAAAAGACTGGACTAGCGGTTCCTTATGTCGTGACTATTGAGAAGTCCAACGGCAAAATATTAGCGATTCGTCGCAATTGGAACCCTGACGATGAATTAAGGCAGAAGCGTCAACACTTTGTCCATTACCCGTATGTCCCAGGCTTTGGGTTTTATGCGTTTGGGCTTATTCATTTAGTAGGCGGGTTTGCCAAGTCAGGTACGTCAATTCTTCGACAGCTTGTCGATGCAGGTACGCTATCTAATCTTCCTGGCGGGTTTAAGACCAAGGGAATGCGTACTAAAGGTGACGATACTCCGTTTGCTCCGGCTGAATGGCGTGATGTGGACATAGCCTCGGGCGCACTCAAAGACAACATCATGCCGCTTCCGTACAAGGAGCCGTCGCAGGTGTTGGCTGCGCTCATGGATAAGATCGTCGATGAAGGGCGTCGGTTTGCGTCTGCTGCTGATCTTAAAGTCTCTGATATGTCGGCTCAGTCCCCAGTTGGGACTACGCTAGCGATTCTGGAGCGTACGCTGAAAGTAATGTCGGCAGTTCAGGCGCGGATTCACTATGCGATGAAGCAAGAGTTCCGGCTCTTGAAGAAAATAATCGCAGACTACACGCCAGATAAATATGACTATGAGCCAGTGGACGGTCGTCCGAGAGCCAAGAAGTCAGACTACGACAACGTCGATGTAATTCCGGTCAGTGATCCGAACGCAGCGACAATGAGTCAGAAGGTGGTGCAGTACCAAGCGGTTATGCAGTTAGCGCAAACAGCACCGCAGTTATATGACTTGCCATATTTACATAGGCAGATGTTAGAGGTGCTCGGTATTAAAAATGCCGAGAAGCTCGTGCCGATAGAAGACGATATGAAACCGACCGATCCTGTGTCTGAGAATATGGACATCTTGCAGGCTAAGCCGGTTAAAGCGTTTATTTATCAAGACCATCAGGCGCATATCACAGTCCATATGTCTGCCATACAAGATCCGAAAATCATGGAGATTGTGGGTCAGAGTCCACAAGCTTCGCAAATTGCAGCGGCATTAGCCGCACACGTTCAAGAGCATATTGCCTTTGAATATCGCAAACAAATTGAAGAAGCCGCTGGTGTTCCATACCCTGCACCAAATCAGGAGATGGATGAATCCACTGAAGTTGAAATATCTCGCTTGGCTGCTGCTGCGGCGCAACAAGTTCTACAGAAGAATAAGAACGAAGCAGCTCAGAAACAAGCTCAACAAGCAGCACAAGATCCAATTGTGCAGATGCAGCAGAAAGAACTTGAGATTAAACAGCAGGATGTTCAACTCAAACAGCAGAAGATGGCTATCGATGCTGCTGCCAAGGCTGACCAACTAGACATTGAACGCGAACGTATCGCCGCTCAAGAACGTATTGCTGGGCTTCAAGTAGGGGTAAAAGCATCTACATCCCAACGTGAACTAGCAGCTCGTCAGCAATCAGAGGGTATGCGGATGGGTATAGAAACGGGCAAAGAACTACTTAATAGGGCTAGTCAACAACAAAAACCCCCGTCAAAGGATAAAAAATGAGAGAAAACGTAGATGTATTACACCACCTCATTAAAAAATTTGACGCAGAACGTGAACGCTTGACTACTGTTTTAGGTCAAGGGTTGGCGCAAGACCACGCAGACTATCGCTTCCAGTGCGGAGTTATTCGTGGGTTATCAATAGCAGTTGGAATGCTGACAGACACAGCAGAAAGGTTGGAAGATTACGATGAGTGAACTCCTAGTAGGGTCTACAAGCGGCTCTGCGACGGTACTACCTGCAACCGCCGAAGAAAAAGCGCGACAACTTCCCGATCCATCGGGGTATCGAATCTTGTGTGGAATCCCAGAGATTGAGGACAAGTTCGATAATGGCTTAATTAAAGCTGACGTAACTATGCACCACGAGGAACTTCTCACTACGGTGTTGTTCGTTATCAAGATGGGGCCAGATGCGTACAAAGACGAGAAGCGATTCCCGTCAGGG